TTATAATTAGGCAAGGAGTTGCATAACCCCCATCGGTTCTTAGGTATTCAAAATCAGCAAAAATAGTTCCTTCGCTTGTAATTCCACCCGCATATGAATTTCTAAAACAAGCATCCGCCACCCTTGTTGCACTTGCTGATGTGGTTGGTATGTAGGATGTGGGGTAACTGCTTATTTCTGCTTGTCCACCCCATACAAAAACACCCTTTGAAGAATCACCCGCAAAATTAAAACTTGTGCCATTTTCGGATAAACAAATAATTGGATGCGGTGTTGGCCATGAAGTTGACGAAACAATACATCTATACCACCCATTGCCCACGCTTTGAATACTTGCAGTCAATGCACTTGTATTTTGTGAAATTGTGCCATTGGTTAAATCAAAAAATACACCATCACTTGCAATACTATTATTTTTACCTAAAAAAATATAATTATAATCACTTGCCTTTGCGTAAGCACTAAATGAAACACTTGCCCCCGTAAATACTGCGTTTGATTGATAAATTGAGTGGTCAGTACTACTTGTATTCGCTATTAACTTATCCGCATTTGTTGTTCCATCGGGTGATGTTGTTGCATTTGCCGTTACAGTTAAATCCTCTTTGATCCAAGCCGCATTATCAAATTGCTCTGAATAAGTTAACTGATTCGTACTTTGCTTCTCCAACAACAAACTTGGACACCCGCCCCCGCCATTTTGGTAGGTTAGGCGTGGAACATTTAATCTGTCGGTAGTGGGGAAATAGGGTTTGGCGGTTGAGCCGATGTTTAGTTGTGCGCCCCAAAAAACATTACTGCCCGTTGCACCTGATGAAATTGTTGAACCATTTGACGAAATCGCAGGCCAAACACCTATGTTTTGACTTCCGCCCGTTGTGCTTGTAGTAATTGAAACACGCCAATAATCACCAACATTTTCAACATTGACTGTATAATTAGGACCTCCATCCTCTGCATATGTTCCCGTTGTTGTGTTAAAAATCAAATAACTACCTTTTGAACACATTTCCAAACCTACATAATGTGTCAAACTGCCCGATGTTTTTTTAATATATATTGAAAAAGTATAAACCCCCGCAACATAAACAAAAGTTTGTTGAATACTACTAAAAGCACCCACACTTTGGTCATCCAATGTGTCGGCCGTTGTAGTTCCATTTGGTGCGGTTGTTGAATTTGCCGTAATTGTAATACCCGCAATTTGTGCCCAAACCGCCCCAAAGTTTTCAGAGTTCTCTACCATATTCCACGGGCAAACCTCCACCAACCCCGCACTATTTATTCGTGTTCCGTTGGATGCTCGGGTGAATGATAAATCACCGCTTCCGTCGGTTGGTACTGCACTATAAACTTTATCTTCGGCGTACCCGCTTGGTATCATTACCAAACTCGCACTATTTAATAAGTCGCTCATTTTATAAGTTGTTTAATTTGTTCAACAAACATGAAATACCCTCATAATATCCGCCGTCGGCGGTGATGCGCGCTTTGTAAGCCAATACAATGGACCAACCTTGGCCCCTATAATTCGCCCCGCCTCGCGTGCCAATTCCGAGTGTTTGCGATGTTAACATGATATTTGATTAATAACCAATAACCGATCCGGATGAAATAACAAATCCAACAATTTTGAAACCTTTTCCGGCGGGCAAATATGCGCCTTGTTGAAAAGTGATCGATGACATCCCGCGCGCACTCAAAACATTGGTGCCGCTTGATTCATTGTCGCCTTGAACCGAAAATGATGTAAAAATTGTGTCCTCTTGTGGGACGATTGCGTCATAGGAAACACCGGTCACTGTTGCGGCCCCATGTCTTTTGAATCCTTGTGAACCCGCGATGATATCTGCGCTTGCTTGTGCCATAATGGTTCAAAAATAATCGCATGACATTAAACAATTACAACAATTATGGTCCGGTACCAATGATATACCATGCCGACCCATCACAAATAATTGTTTTTGATGCATAATTTGTGTTTAAATGCATATGATCAACCCCATTGATTGTTTGTCCCGCATATGCATTTATAGTCGCGCTATGCGCTGAACCTAACTTTACAAAATAATATCTTTTGCCTTTTTGTTCGGCAACCGCTGGCAAATTGATTGTGATTGATCCGCCGGCCCCATTCAACAAATGACCTTCGAATGCCAAATCTAATGAATGGGTCCCGGCGGTGTATGTCTTGAATGTTCCATGTTCCTGAACCAACCATGTCACCGAATCGGTGGAATCGGTATATTTCAACATCACTTCCCATTGTGTTGTTTGTGTGGGTTGTGTTGTTGGTGCCTGATCAGCATAATTCACCAAATGTTCCAACACCTGATTTGGAACCGCTGAAATTGATCCATTCAAATTGGCAACCGCGGTTTCGGTATAATTTAAGCGATCACCCAAATTGCCGGTTGTCGATTGGTTAACCCTTAATCCTTCGCCGGATGATGTCGAATTTGTGTAAACCGGTGAAATGGCCAACCATTCGCCATCCCATTGTTCGGACCTCGCATCGAATCGCACACCATTCAAAACCCATGCATAATTATCAAAATACAAAGATTTGATTGATGTCAATGTCCCTGAATCAACCCAATTGCCACGAATAACCGGCAAAAAATCGGCATAAACCGATGCCATTTGCAATCCTAACATTTTTGTGATTGTTCCATGAGTGATTGAATCCCATCCGCCATACCAATCCGATGCCAAAACATCGATTGTTCCATTGTTGACCAACCAATTTCCAAGGCCATATGGCAATGCATCGGTATAATATACCGGATCCAATATGACCGGTGATGAATTCACCAAATTGGCGGTGGCTGCGGTTGTTATTTCAGTTATATCAAAAGTATAATCCGCATTTTTATATGGCGATGCATCGGCAAATGAAACTTGAATTGATCCCCAAAAATCCTTGGTTGCTGAATTTCCATTTTTCCATTTGCCACCACTTGAATAAGGCAATACATTTCCATGCACTTCTAATTCAATGCGCATTTCGGTAAATCCGGCCGGCGCGGTTGTGCATGTCAATTCAAATTCGGATGTGATCCAACCGCCTTTGATATTGTTGGTTGGCATTCGATACAATTGGGTTGTCACACTACCGGTCACCCAATATCCATTGTTATTCAATACCCTAATATTGCCACCTGAATCTAACAATTTAATTCGATAATAAAGATCGGTCGAATCTTCAACATATGTTATACCCGCATCAACAATCGATCTTTTCAATGACTTTGCCATCAGGCGGATTCGCATCGGTGCATCATCCGGTGTTGATCCGGTTGGAACATCATAAACCCGCAATTCCAAAATTGATGATGCGCGATCATTATAATTGCGCAATTGCTTTGCAAGGTTTTGGCGCTTTGTGTTAATAGTGACCGATTGGGCCGCTGGCTGATAATACAAAGAAGGTTTTGCCATCCACAATGGTCGGACATCATTGCCGATTGTTTGTCGGTGTGTGTAGGTGGTTGTTCCGATATACTGTGCAGTATATGAATACCGCCTCAAATTGATTGTGGTGGCACTATTATATGCGGTTGGTGGTATAACATAGTATGCACCAAGTTCGTGGATTAGGCGCGCCCCAAACATCAACAATACATTTTCCAATGCTTGTTTGCATGATATATAGTTCGGCTCAATCAACCAACCGACGGCATCAACTATTTTAACATCACTAAATGGATCAAAGTTGGTCAAAAAGGTGTATTCATCCACTTTGTACATGTCGATTCCCAATCGGGATGCATGCGATTCCCGCAACAAAACACCTTCATATAAATATTCGGTTTGTGTTCCATTAATGGCCCAATATTCCCATAAATCAAATGATTCTAAACACCGGCGGATCAATTGTGAAATTGTGATTTTACCACTACTAAACCATGCCGATTTTACCTTGAATCCATCCATCAATTCCAATCCATCAACCGCAACCAATTCGATGATTGGTTTTGATTCTATTGATTCCCGCAATCGGGTCATTTGGTCCGCCAATACTCGACCAACATGCCACATGACATCATCGCGATAAATGATCATCGCCCATGCGGTTTCCGCCATGGTTTGAATTGCAATAAAATCATCCAAGGTTGTTTGATCAGGCATCACCCATTGCGCAGTTGCGCGGGATGATCTGACAAAATTTTCATATACTGAATCGCCTTCGCCTTGCCTTTCAATGCTGAAACCATTGCCGGCCAATTTTAATTCGGTGGATGAATTAAGCGATTGTAATTTAGTTAAAAGACATGATGATCCTTCTTGATAACCTCCGGCGGCCAATACCCTTGCGGCATATAATCGCGCGGTGATTTCGGGTGTTGTTCCTGATGGATCATCCCATAATTCAATGCGATAAGTTACATTTTGAATACTTTTGAAGGAACCGACATATTTTCTCATTACCCGCGCTTTGAATCTTTATTGTATCTTTCTAAAACAATCGCCAAATCGCGACCCTGAATTGTTGTGGATGCGATAAATCCGCCGGATGATTGTTCGGGTTTCATTAGTGTTTTCAATTTGTCTAATGGTGCAATAACTTCGGGGTTTGAACTTGCACCCGGATATTCACCCATCAATCCCAATGTCGGCCCGCTGACAATACCACCATCGGCAAATGCTGGCACCGATGGACCCGCTTTCAATTGTGATGCAACCGCCGTTCCCAATGCAACCATTGCAATACCGGCGGCGACTGCGGCACCGGGGTTTATAAATGCGGTTTGGAATTTTGAAATTGCAATACCATATGCAATCAATTGTTTTCCGACTGTCTTAATAAAGTTTGCAATTGATCCCAAAACTAATTTTGCATAATCTTCAATCGGGCTACCTTGACCCGCCAATGCATTTCCTAATGCTTCACCCAATCCAATTGCCAATTCTTCACCAAGATTTTCAACTGACTTTGCAATGTCGGTATTTAATTGGTCCATGTCTTGAACAATCTGCGATCGGCTTTTATCGCTTATTTTGTATGTCAATTCTAATGTCGGGGCTTTTGCCGTTCCCGCCATCATGTTGGCCATGGTAAATTGTTGGGATTCTCTTTTTGCCTTTTCGCCTAATTTATATCTTTGCGCCTCCAACCAATCAATTAAATCCTTTTCGGATTTCTTGGTTTTTTCTGCTAATCTTTCAATTTGCTTGGCTTCGCTTTCTTTTGCCTTGGCATTGGAATTTGAAACCTTTTCGGATTCTTTGCGCGATTTTGTTTCTAAATCGGTAAATTGTGCAACTTCTTTTGCGGCATTTTTGAATGCCTCGGTGTATAATTTTGTTTTTTGTTCCGCTTCGGTAATTGCATCATTTGATTCATTGACTGTGGCAATATATCCGGGCAAAAACTTTTCCCGCATTTGACCCAATAATGATGCACCTTCGGTTCGAATTTTATTCAATTTATCAATTTTATCCATTTCAATTTCAGCAATTTTGGATGCCGCTTGATCGGCAATTGCTTTTTGAATTGTTAAATTGATATTTTGTTGTACTCTTTTGTTTAATTCATTTAATGAATCTGCATTCCTGATGTTAATTCCATCGACTGCAATTCCAAGGTCCTCCAATTGTTTTAATGCACCCAATCTAACTCTTTCGGATTGGTTGGTGTCATTAACAATTGACAAATATTCATTCAACAAAATTGAATGGCCCTTTGCGCTTTCGGCGGCTTTTATTAATTCATGATTGACTTCACTTTGTATTTGTTCGGTTTGCGAAATGCTTTTATTATATGCATAAACCGCACCGGCGGTCGCTGCAATTGCCACCGCTGCCAACACCCATGGATTTGTCAAAAACTTTGTCAAACCTCCGAATTGTTGTTGCAAATCCTTCACTTGCATAATCGCCGCACTAAAATTCAATGCAGCATTCAATGCCATCAGGGTGTTTCGCAATGCTTTGTTGTCATCGGCCATGATCCCAATCACTGATGAAACCGCACTGAATGATGTTGCCAATCCATTCAATGCCGCGCGGGTTCCACCCAATGTTTGATTTGTAACCCCTAATTGTTGGGTGAATGCTTGCTTTTTTGCGGTCAATTCTTGGGTGTCCCTTGCAACCTCTTTGATTGCCACCTTTGTTTTTTCAATTTCCGCTTTGACCGCTTTTTGACCTCGAACATCGCTTTTGGACATTGTGTCGCGCCTTTCCCGCAATTTTTCCAATTCCGCTTGAAATTCGCGGGTGATGGCTTTTTGTTCGTCAATGGTTGCGCTAACTTGCTTAATCTTTTGGCGCAATTGGCCGGATCCCAATGATTGTTCAATCGCAGTTCCGGCGGCATCGGCTGATTGGCCCATGCGCTTTGCGCTGGCATCCATTGTGTCGGCTGCCTTTTTTATATTGCGATTGAATGCATCGGTAATGGCATTCAGAACGATATTGATTGAACTTAATGCCATTATTTGTTATAATTAATGATATAATCTTGGGCAATATGATAAACACCGGCAAATGCCGCATTGTCATCAGTCAAATGCACTTCGGCATCAAATTCGCATGTTTGAACAAATACCGAATTAAATGTCGCCGGCAATGTCAATTGCATTGCATTTCTAACAAGATCGGCAACCTGAACTGCACTTTGATAGGATGTTCCAAATGAATTAATCTGAACCCTTGCAAAATCACTTTTTGATGTTCCTGATTTGGATGGATGCGGGATCACCGAAACCATTTGATAAGAAATCGCCGGAAATGCTGATTCTTGTGGGATCCTTAATGGATTGATTCGGGTCGAAACAACCGCCGTCAATGCTGCATTATTGGATAAAATATTATAAACTGCATTTATTGCTTTCATGCTTCGGCTGGCGGGGTTAACTTCGCAAATATATCCGCATATTGAGTAATTTTTGCAACAATATCATCAGGTTCAATGATTTCCCATGGGAATGCCATCAACTTGTTTGGGGCAATGGGTTTTTTCAAATGCGGTGATATAATTGTCGCCGCCATCCATCGGGTCATTTCCCAATCATTTTTGAATTGTTGGTGTTGCGCTTGGCGCATTCCAAACAATCGATGTCTAAAATAAATGGGTGTGCAATTATTGAATGAATCTTCATCCATCCCCATTTCCCCAAATGCCAATTCTTTGATGCGGTCAAAAGTTAGGGGATCGGATTTGCCGCCTTCTACTTTCCCGACAATTCTTCGCTGCCCTTTTTAGGTTTGAAGAAATCTTCGATTGCCTTTGTAAATGCAATAATTGCTGGTTCAACATCGGAAAATGAATCAATCGCATCCGCAAAATCATCAATATCAACAAATGGGAATTTTTCACCTGATTTGCGATATCCTGACTTGATGCCATAATATGCGCAGCATCGCGCAAAGGCCAATGATTTTGCAATATTTTGTGAATTTAATGAATCACCCAATTCCGAAAAATCGGCCATGTTCAATTCGGCCATTACTGATTCAATGGCGCGCATGTTAAAAATAAGGGGATGACATGCACCCCCTATTTCAATTTTGTTTTCCATGCCTCAAATATAGGCAAATTTTAATTAAATAGTTGAAACAGTCAATGCGCCGGTTCCTTGAATCGATGCAGTGAATGTTGAAACCGCATTTTGTGGGGCGGTCAATTTCAAATCATTAAAAAATGCTGATCCGCTTAATTTCAAATCGCCGGAAACATTTGATGTCATGACAATTGTCACCGATGTTCCGGCCAATAAATCAGTGATAATTTCTTTCCAACTGATTAATGCACCAACTGATCCATCTTCTTCAAACATACCTTCAACCGACATTGTATATCCATACTCACCCGCGATATATTCTTTCGCGCCGGCTGAATCTTTGTTAGTTGTTTCGATCATGTCTTTAGTGATTGTAAAATCATTTGATGTCGCATTCGCGATCTTTGTGAGTGTTCCGCTAACATCTTTGTAAATAGCGATTAATGTTCCATTGGTGATTCCGGTGGTTGCCATATTATTATTTTTTTATATTTTATTTTGTTTGAATTCCGGCTTTGTCGGCCATTGCTTTGATATATTTTTCAACTCTCATTGTAACACCGGCAATGAATGGGGCTTTGCCTTCATCATATGCGGGGCGCATAAATGGTTTGGCTGGTCCTGATCCGGTGTCATGGGTTTTCCTTGTTTGCTTTGATTTATAATCCCTTTTTGCGGTTCCAAATTCTAACAAATGCGCATGAAAACCCTTGTAATTGCCATAAACCCGCGCGCCAATCAACCTTGTTGATGGATATTTTCCGCGCGATGCTCTATTGATAAATCCAATTGATTTGCGCAAATTTCCGGTATTGTCTTGAATCTTTGATTTTGCTAAGGTGATAAATATTTCACCCTCTAATTCAAGAAATTGACCCATGATTGCGGCCGGAACTTGCATGCGCCTAACCTCATCAATGACGATTTTATTTTTTTCATATGATATTTGGCCATTCTTATTCATTGCACCAATTCGGCTTGAATTTTTAAATACATGTCGCGATCAATATTTGCGATGTTTATAATATTGAAATTTTTTGAATCCCAAACAATGCGGTGTTTCACCTGAACTGATGAATTGTATCTGATGGTGAATTGCACTGTTTGTTTGTGTTCCCTTCGGTCCGCATCAACACTTTCGCTTCCTGATTCCGCTTCTTGAATTCGGGTCCATGCGGTTGCATATTCGGACCATGATTGCAATTTTTCACCGGTATTTGAATCAATGCTTTCTGAATAAGATTGCAAAGAAACCAATTGATCCATCAACCCGGCGTTCATGATAATACACTAATTTTATAAGCATCCAATAAATATTGGAACCCGAAATTCAATGGTGAATTTTGAACCCCAACTGTGATGGCTTGGCGATTGTCATAATATTGACCAACCAATAACAATGCCGCATGCTTAATTGATGCGGGGCAAAGTTTATCAGGATCAACACCCGCGGTTCCCGCTGGTTCAAAACCTTCGGTCACCTCGATGATATATTTGATCAGGTCATCAGTGATTGATGTCGGCGATGATTCGATGAATACATTGCGCGAAAACAATCCCATTGGATCGGTTGATGAAATCCATGCATTTGAATCGAATTCGGTCAATGCTTGTGAACTATTCAAATAGTAAACCTTCAAAATGGCCAAAATCCGACTATTTAAGCGAAAATAGTTGCCGGATGGTATATTTAATCCATTGATCGGATTGACCATCGCCGGCGCGCCGGTAAACCCATCAAATGCATAACGCGCAGTTGCTTTCCTGATGGAATAACCTAAATATGCGGAACATGATTCGATTGCCATTGAAATCAAGTTGGTGATATATGTATCATCTGAACTCGATGTCACCCGCAAATGTTGCTTTGCTTCCGATAAGGAAACATAATCAGTTGCCGGATTGGCGAATGCGGTGTATCTTCTTGCAACAAACATTTTATTCGGCGTCTAATTCGGTTTCGGGATTGATCGGTTTCTTTTTGCTTACTTTTGGCTTTTCAATTATTTCTTCTTCAACGATTTCAATTGCGCCGGCCTCCAATAACAATTCGCATTGTTTGGAATCCATTTCAACAATTTCGCCCGCATTATAAGACAAATTGAATTTGCCGGTTGGGTTAATCAAAAATTTCACTTTCATGGCCCATGGGCGGTGCAATCAAGACCACCCATGGCATGCGGATAAACCCCCGCATGGGTTTTGATTTGTTGTTATTAAGCAACAATATCTTTACACACTGCGAATGCAGCGGGATTCAACAAATTTGTGTCCAAATAAGCATTCAAAACAACATTTGTCAAACCGGCGGTTGCACCTGAATAAGGATCAACAGTCAATTCCATTCCACCCCATGAAGCGATGGCCATTTTGCTGAAATCACCAAAGATCATTGCTGACAATGTAGATGATGAACCTTTTGTCAAAGTTGAAGGAACCAAAGTTGTTGTTGCAACATTGTAACCATTCAAATCTGTTCCACCTGATGCCCAAATGAAGTTTCCTTCAACACCTGATGCTTGACGGCTCGTTGTTTGTAATTTGGCTTTAACCAATGGGTTTGTCAAATAAGAAACACCATTTCCATTGGCATTTTCAACCGCTTTCATCAAATTCACAACATCGGCCCAAACCGGTGCAGCACCATTGGCATTTGTTGCATTTGATGTCGCGCCGCCGGCAAAAGTTACATTCACATTGGCATTTGCAATGATTCCGGTTGGCTCATTTGATCCACCACCTTTGATTGCAGCACTTTCCAATGATTGCGCCATTGCATTCAATAACCAATTGCGAACATACCCATCAATTGAATTGCTTGATTGCAACATCAACTGATTAGAAACCTGAATATAAGCGGCCAATCTTTTTGGGCTAAATGTAATTTTGCTAAATGCTGGTGACTTTTCAGTCGCGGTTCCATTTTCAGTATTCCAACCCGCTGATGGCAAAGTTGATGCAGTTGGTAAATCCAAGTTTCCAACCAACCCACTAAGTTGCTGAACACCTAATCCGGCCAACACAGTTTTTGGCAACAATACATCGATGATTGAACCTACTGATGTTTGAACATTCACACCACCTTCTGAACCTGATGTTCCACCGGTTGCGCTCATGTCGCGCTTGAATACTTCAGAAGGGATTTTGATGCTATGTGCAGAAACACTAACACCACTTCTTTGGAATTCTTCGCCACCCATTGCACTGAATTCACCTTCAACACCTTCGCGACGGCCGGTAATTGCCATTTCCATTGCGCGCTTGAATGAATAATCTTTTGCCATGTTGCTTTTTTCCTTTTCTTCGCTGCGGCTGGCACTATGTCCGGCGGCTTGCGCTGCAAGGTTTTGTAATTTTTCAAGGGTTTCAACCTCGGATTTGATAGCACCTAAGCGGGCTTCAATTTCACTCAAACGGCTGGTTTCTGAATCGGCCATTGAACGGGCTTCCTTTTCAATGGTTGTTTGCAAAGTTGCCAATTCACCAAGTAAACGGCCTCTTTCTTCTTTTAATGCTTTGATTTTATTCATGATTTTTAGTTTTTTTTATAAGTTAGTATATCGAGCCAATGCCAATTTCAAAATGTCGGCACTGACATTGCTTCTTTTTGCTGATTCGATTTCCAAATCCTGATCGCGCATTGCGATAATTGATCTTGCATCGGCTTCGGTTTCTTCATAGGCCGGATAAGTTACCGGTGAAACATCAAACAACTGATCAATCATTTTGATTGTTCTTTTGCCCATGTTGCCATATTTTTCGCTTTCGGTCCAAACTTGTTCTTTAATTGTAAATGCAAATGATGATTGTGTAATATCACCGCGCATGATTGATCGAACAACTGACATATGTGTCGGGTTTTCATAATCAGGAATCCAAGTATATTCCAAATTTCCATCAGCATTGACAAAAACATTGCATGTGTTCGCCTTTGTCCGGCCCAATATCAATTCCGATTCATGATTGAATAAACACCGAATGTCATATTCGCCACTTAAACAATAATCAAATGCACCGGTCAAAATAACTTCTTCGAACATGCCCAAATCAGTCACCGAATTAACAACGGCGGCAATTCCGCCAATTTCGGTTGGCATTCCTTCGCCGGTGGCCCTTGCATGCACAGTGCCGGTGAATGTTCTTTTTTCTTGTTTCATTATAAATTGGTTTGATTATTGATGCCGCTTGGGTTGTTTGTTTTATCGACTGATGCCATTAGTTGTTCAATTTTTGCATCCATGAATGCATCCATTTTGGATGATGGCATCAAATTGGCTTCGATCAAATATTCGTCGCCTCCTTCAAATCCATTTGCATCCTCAAATTCGCGGGCCTCATTCCTTGACAACCAACCACCGCGGATTCCTTTATTGTAGAAATCGGCGCGATCATTTGCGCTGGCCCTTAGCAAAGAATTGAAATTGAATTTGAAATAATAAACCGACTTGTCATATTCGGTTAACAATTTGCGCTGAAATTCTTGTTCGATATTGATCGCATATGCCATCAATGTCCGCATATAGAAATCTTGATATTCTTGTTCCACCGATGATTGTGTTCCATCCTTGGCACCAATCATTGATGCTGGCACCCCAAATATTCGCGCGATTTCTTCGGAATCAAATTTCCTTGTGTCCAAATATTGCGCTTCTTCAGGTGTCAATGACAATTTTTCCATCTTGATGCCTTGTGGCAATACAGTTGATCGCGCAGCCCCATCGATGACATCATCTAATGATTTTTTCAATGGTCCGGCTTGTTCCGGTTTGATTTGCGAATCCGATGTCAAAAGGAATTTTAACACCCCATTTTTGTAAACACCCGCATTTCCTGAAATTGCCGCCAAATCAATTCCCAATGTTTCGGCATGCAAAACAATTGGTGAAACACCGGCCAATGGATTATCCAAACATTGACCTTTAAAATGCAACATGTCAACCGCCGGAATAACCGATGGGTAACCCGGCGCGCTGCACTTATAGAACAATTGGCCGTCTTGCAATGCCGGTGTAATGAAATCAGGTGAAATCGGATGCAATTCGACGGCCAAAAATCTTGCATCGCGGTTGATGAATGCATATGCATTCCCGCGCAATGCCAAATCGGATGTCATATATTTCATGAAATCGAATTGTGTTTGATATGCATTTGGTTCGTTCAAAACCGGTGTTGTGTAGTGGATCACCACAGTTTCGCGGGATTTGCCATCAAATTTGTACAATTTAAGGTTCAAACCGGCGATTCCATCGGCAATCACTCGAACACATGCATGGACTGATGCAATTGATAATGCGGTCCGCGGATTAACCGCCTGACCGCTTTTTGTTTGATAGCCAAAAACACTATTCAAAGAATTCATCAACCATTCGGTTGGTTGCGATAATGACGACCGCTTTTCAATTCCTTTGAACCCAAACAACCTTTTTACACTAAATTGCATGGGGCGAATTTATTTTGTTTCCAATTAACATTTGCAACAATTATCGATTTGTTTTAAGCCATCGGGACAACATGGATCGAAAAACTGTATAATCCCGAAACCTTGGGCGATCAAAAACCGCCTTGTGTCTTTTTTCAATTTCTTCATATGCTTCGCGATATGTCTTGTGTTTTGGTAATTCTTTGTAGTATTCATTCATGAATTCATCAAGATAAGTTAACCATGCATCGGATTTCATCTTTTTATTTTTTTATAGTGATACAAACCAAAAATCGGTGTTTTGTTCCTTGGCCGCCGATTGCATCGCGGTCCCTAATGCCATTACTATTGAAACCGGTCCATCCACTTTGTCACCTGATTTGGCTTTGTCGATTTTGACATTGCCGGCCGGATCGGTTCGCAATAAGACATTCGACATCATCCATCGGGTCACGGGGTTGCCGGCATGCCTTAATTGTTTATTCTTAACCATTCTTTCCAATTCCTTGGTTGGTGTTGACATACTGACAAAACCTTGACCAAATGGAAACATTGTGATGCCTTCATTTTGTAATTCAATAACCAACTGTGATGCATTGAATCTATCAAATGCAATGTCCTTGATGTCATATTCCGTCGCTAACTGCACAATTTTGGCCTTAATGAATGAATAATCCGTCACATTGCCTTCGGTTGCAACAATAAAGCCATCGGCGATCCATTGCCGGATTGAATTGCCCGCCGCATCATTTCTTTTGCGCGCTGAATCTTCGGGTAAAAAATACCATGTCCGAATCGCATGCATTGCTGGGAAATATAGTGTTAATGCACAAAAATCGCCGGTTGATGCCAAATCCAATCCGCCGAAACAATAATCACCCTTCAAATCATCATCGCCACTGCAATCGCGCCAAATGTCATCAGGGATCCAAGTCAATTCGGTATCGGTCCAAACATTTAACAATTTAGTTTTGAATTCAACTTCTTTGCCCGCATATTCTTTTGCCTCGGTCAATGCTTGTTCCAATTTCCTTGGGTATACTGAAACACCCCAATTCGGATTGGCCTTTGCCCAAACTTTGTCATCCATCCAATCATCACCGGAATCAAGGGTATAAATCATTGAAAACAATGCATCATCTTTTATTGCGCCATTCAAGACATTCACACAATATCCGCGATGGCGGAAACATGCCGATTCCTTGTTGAATCCGGCGGTTGTGATGGTGAACAACAAAGGTTGTCGCCTTGCACCCATTGAATTAAAAATTACATTGTATAATTCATCATTGGGGTGTGCATGGTATTCATCAATGACCGCCATATGGGTGTTCAATCCATCTTGTTTGTTTGGATTCCATTCAAGCGGTTTGTATAAATTTTGTTCGTGAATGATCCGGCGGTTGTTTACTGAATTGTTAACAATCACCGCATCTTTCAACCAATCGGTATTTTGGCACATGCGGACCGATTCGCCAAATACCATCATCGCCTGATCCAACTTTGTCGCCGCTGAATAAATTTGCGCACCCGCTTCATCATCAGCAATCAGGCCATAAAGCATGACGGCGGATGAAAAGGTTGATTTGCCATTCTTTCGCGGAACTTCAATATAGGCGCGGCTAAATCTTCGGGATCCATCAGGATTCAAAAATCCAAAAAGGTTCCAAATGATGAAGGTTTGCCATGGTTCCAATATAAATTTATTGCCGGCATGTTCACCGGTTGTATGTTCCAATTCTTCAATGAAATTGATGGCATGCATTGCATAACCTTCATTGAAATCATATTTGCCCAAATCATCAATATATCGCTGGCATGCCGATTTCACCAATTCACATGCATGAATTTTTCCTGAAATGACATCCAAGGAATATTGATGGCCCTTATTTTGGAACTTGAGATTCAAACAATGCGATTGCTAAATTTGCCAAATATTGATTTCGGTATAAATGCGGTTGAATTGACCATAATCCCATTTTGTCACAACATTTGAATTCACCGCCTTGACTGCGGGTGATGATGAAATGTTGTCCAAAGGTTTCAACCTTAAATTCCAATGTGATGCCTTTTGAATCAATTTCAAATGCGGCGATTGTCTTTTTTGCCATTATGCTGATTTTTTCTTTAATAGTTCCAATTTTGTCACTGGCTTTGCATTTGTGTTTGGAATGCGCGCCCGCGCTGATGGGGTGACCCCGATCAATTGTCCCAACTGCATTGCTTGCTTAACCAAATTTTGTTTTGTTGTGAACCATGGATTGACTTTTGGCCCCTGATCGGTTTCAATTACCATCCCTTGTTTTTCCACAACCTTCACCGCCTCATAATAGTTGGCCATTGTTTCAGAATACATTGCGATGATTCCCAAATCAACACCAACAAGCATGTTGATCTTTTTTAATTCCATGCACATTTCATCAAAAACTTTTTTGGCAATTGGTGATTTGAATTCGATTTCGGTTGTTGGTTGTTCTGTTGTCATGGTTAATTGCATTTCATTTTCAATAATCCACCTTTTATCGGCCGTTCCTTGAATCTTTTTTAGTTCGGTGGGTAGTTTGGGTCGCCCTCTCATTTTGATGCTCTTAAATCGCCTGAAAATTGTTTTCTCGCGGGTGTGAGAAAGATTGACCCAGCGGTATCGTGGCTACCGGCGGAAATGTCGCACCCCCCTATGGGGTCGACTGATGCGCGCATTTCTGATGCGATGCGCCTTGTTTGCACCGCTGATGCCTCTTTGCGCGCGAATTTCATTGCAGAATTTAGATTCACAACCTTGATTCCTTTCCTGACTTAACCGCATGACATGAATTGCACAATGGTTGCAAGTTATCGCGGTCGGTGAATGATCCACCCAATCGAACCGGATTGATATGATCAACCATTTGTGCGGTTGTAATGTTGTCATTGCTTCGGCATTCGCGGCACAATGGTTCGTCGCGCAATACTGATTGCCTAATGGCCCGCCATGCGGTTGTATTGTATCTTGGTTCCCGATGGCGATGCGCGGTGTGAACATTCGGTCGATGGATCTTTGATGATGGCATGATGGGCATGATGCAAAGTTATAACAATTATTTTGTAAACAATTACAACAATACTTCGGTATACTTGGTTAACATCCCATCAAAGGTGACCGGAATCATTCCCGATTCGCCATGTCTATTCTTTGCCACAATCAATTCAGCATCCTCAATTGACGGTCGGTCCCGCTCATAATAGGCCGGACGGAATGGAAACAACACCGCATCGGCATCTTGTTCGATCGCACCTGATTCCCTAAGATCCGACAACATCGGCCGCTTATCGCTTCTTTCTTCGGGTTTCCTTGACAACTGCGCCAATATCATCACAGTGCAATTCAATTCCTTTGCCAACAACTTCAACCCCCTTGATATTTCGGCAATCTCTTGTTCCCTTGAATGGGTTTTGTTCACTCGAATCAATTGGATATAATCAATGATGATCAGGTCCAACCCATGCTTTGCCTTATGCAATTTGCATTTGCCGCGGATCATGGCCAATGATGTGTCGGCATCATCATCGATGTGGAATGTCATCGGCGGTTGTTTCATGAATGCTTCAACCACTTTCATTTCATG